TCTTCCTGTGTTGTATCATTTGTTATTACTGGAACTCCATTTAAAAATATACTTCTAGCATCTTCAGTAGCTAAACCTTCTATTGGCCCTTCGGATAAAATATCATAAATTACTGCACTTTGTTTTCTTTTAATACCAGCACTAGTAAGTCCGCCCAAATAGTTTTGACTATCATCTATTTGTCCTGCGCCTCTACCTGTATTTTTTCCGTCTATTTCTCTTGCCATTATTTTAATACCTTTGTGCTATTACCTGGAGCAGTTCCTCCTCCACGTCCTGTTCCACCACCAGTATATACTTGGTCGCCATAAGTAAAACCAAAATTACCTACAGCACCACTTATTTCTAGTCGTCCGTAAAGTATAGGTACTGGTGTTCCTTGTTTTACTGTTGATGCAGGTCCATTAAAAAATCCTTCTTCATTTCCACCTTGTGGGTCTTTTAAAGCCATTTCTGCTAAGCCTCTTTGAACCATTCCTGTACCTAGAGCAATAAATAATCTGGAAGCCCCTTGTTTAATTGCCTCTCTTCTAGCCATCTCTTTAGTAACTTCTTTAGCTCCTTCTTCAGTAGCCGCAGCTGTAGTACCACCATCTCCCATCATAAATCCAATAATTGAAAGAATAGTTCCCCAGAAAGCTGATTTTCTTCCGTCTCTAGAGCCAGAAGGTACTGGAGTAATAATTAAATCATCATTTCCTAGAGACAAATTTGCTTCATATTCTGCAATTAAATTTTCTCCTCTTTGTACTGTAAAATTTACACCTTTACTTAGTGACTCTCTAAAGTATCTTAAAAGTTTACCATCTCTTTGACAGTCTATACCAGTAATTGCTTCTGCTGGTGTTGTGCATACTAATTGCCAATGAGATTTACCAACTACATCTGCAATTTCTCCTTTTAGATAAATATTTCTTAACATGGTTGTACTACTTTATAATCTTTGTTTGGATATGAAACTATTAAATATGGTATTTGTAACGCATTACAAGTATTTATATCATGCTCACTTGGGTTACAATTTGAGTTATAGTGACTATGGACTACATATAAAATTTTTTCTGTGAATTGAAAAAGTGTGAAAAGTTTATCGTCCATTTTAAAATGGTCTTTTTTATTATTTGATAAATTTTTCATTTTTATATATTTCATTTTTTTATTTTTTTCTATAATTAAGCCACAACATTCGTTGGGACTTTCATTCTCCGCATGTTTATAAATATTTTTAACTAAATCCTTTAGCACCTGGAAATCCTCCGAATGGTAATACTACATTTGTAAGTGGATCTGCTTTTGCTGTGCTAGTCGCACTTGATGCTGTTATTGGTACAAATCCAAATCTTCTTTTACAACCATTTATACTTTTACTACATAAATCACCTCTTTCCCAAAATTCACCATGTGTAGGTTTAACATTTCTACTAGGTTTTTTTGCTTTCCATATTAATGTTTTTCCATTTGTTGGTGAAGTGGCTACATCATCAGTATGTTTTACATAACTATTTAATCTATCATCTTCAACAAAAGTATGATAGTCTGTATCTGCTGCCCACGTGCTAAATACTCTTATTGAATTTACTTTTGTATTTGTATCAGATGGCGTACCTATAGCTGATCCTGCTTGATTTGTTCCTGCACTAGCATTTATTTGCCAATAGAGTGTAGGAGTTGTTGATGTTGTAGTTCCATCTGGGTTTATTCTAGTTTTTGCTGATGCAGTAGTTTTTAAATAACCATCTGGATTTAAACCAGTTAAACTACTTGAATAAGTAGTAAAAGTTGTAGTGCTTGGAATTATATATTCATCATCTTGATTTACATAAAGAGTATATTCAGTTACTGTTCCGTCACTGCCTACTTCACCATTTCCTGTTCGATATTTTCCTTCTAAATTCCAAATACACCCACTTTGTGCTTTTTTAAAACCTTCTGAATCTAAATGATTACCTGCACCTTGATAAAGCCAAGGACATCTATTTGCTATAATATTTCTATTTGGTAGTGTTATTCCTTTTAAATCAAAAGGTGCTGCCATTTCAAATATTACTTTCTCTTTTGTTCTTTGAGTCATTCTTTCTATATAATAAACTTCTCTAGGATATTCTATAGGTGGATTTGAATCTGCACTCTCTCCATATAAATATTTTTTTAGTGTTGTTCTTCTTATTAATTTTAATCCTAAAAGTTTAGTATAGTCTATATCTCCTACTGCAGAACTAAATGTATTAGTTATGTTTGCAATTGTAAATGTAGGTCTAGAAGCAGAACCTGCTATTTTTCTTTCAAAATTTGTAGCGTTAATAGGTATTTTAGTATATGTTCTTATTGTTGATGGAGTAGTATAATCTCTAAATTGTAAACTAGTAGTATTGTCACCATGTGGCGAAAAATATGCAAAAACACCAGACGCATATTCTAATTCAAATAGTTCTATTAATTGAGAACTTGGGTCTTGTTTTTGTAAATCTTTTATTAGTATTTTTTCTGTCATGCTTCGTAAACTCGTCTAAAAACTGCTGTTAAAGTGTAAAAATCATCATATTCCCATACTTGAGTCCAATCAGAACATACTACTTTGTATGTTTGTTCATTTCCACTTTCATTTGAATCGGAAACTGTATAATTAAATTTTGTAACTCCATTTGTACTCTCAAAAAATGCTACCAAGTCATCTATTTCTGCTTTTGGTCGTGTGGCAAAAGATACTGAAAACTCTTGTTGTAGCACATTTATACCATCTGCAAGTCGTTGTTCATATCCATCACCAAAATTTGCTCTTATTACTCTAACTTCATTTTTTAAAGATAAGCCTTTGTCCGCTGGAACTGCTGCGCTAAATCCAGTTATATTTGACCCATCATTTTGTGTTATTCCGATTGCCATATTAGAATGTGCTTAATTGCCCTCCTGGTCTTTGCTGTCTTTCAATTTCTTTTATTACAGCCGCAGATATTGCTTGCCCTAGTACAAATCCATCATCTGATGAATCCATAGTAGTTGCACCTGTTTCCATATTTACACTAACATTTACATTATTATTTCCATTTGCTCCTTTTAAATTTACAGGTATACTCTTATTGTCTGGTAATGGTACAACTGCTTCATGCTGTTTACCTTCACCAACCATATATGTTGGTTGTTTAGCAATTCCTCCCCTTCCATATGACATGATACCACCTTTTGCAAGTCCAAAGAATGTACTAAATGCTCCTCCAAAGTTTCCACCAAATAGTTGTGAAAAAACTCCAGACCCAAATTCTTTTGACCCAAATAGTCTTTGTAATAGATTTCCTGTACCAGGAATCATGTCTGCGAGTCCTACAATAGCTGAGCCATCAGTTGGTCCCATCTGGCCTACTGTCTCATCTTTACCAAATAAGAAATTTTTAATACCACCAAATAAACCGCCTCCAGCTCCTGCAGACCCTCCACCTGCAAATCCTGGTATAGGTTTTCCATTAAGTGCAGCCTCTATAACCTGTCCATGATATGCAGCGGCATTTACCATTGCACTCTGTATTTTTTCAGCAGGGTCTTCTTTTTTTCCAAAAAGAATGTCACTTAAGCCTTTTGACATTGAAGTTGCAAGTTCATTTGTAAGAGCATCTGCAATTCCTTTTGCAAATGCAGCTGATCTTCCGCCTTCTGGTCTTTCACCTTTTATTAAACTAGCAAAAGTTGAAGTAGCTCCTGTTTCAAATGCATTTCTTGCTGTATCTCTTAGTCTCATCATTACACTAAGTGTATCTTCTAAAACTTGTTTTTGTGCTTCTAAATTTTGTATTTGTGCTGCAAAATCAGCATTTTGTTCTTTTGTTAATTCTGTTCCATCTTTTGTTATAATTCTTATTTTATCTAAAATTTCTTGTCTTTGAATATTTAATTGTCCAATTTTTTGTTGTGCTTGTATTTCTTTTTTCTGTAAATTAGTAGCAAATCTGAGTTCTAAAGCTGAAGCAGTTGCAAGATTTTTCTTTGCAGTAATTCTACTCATTTCAATTTCTAAAATTTCTTGTTCTCTTCCTGATAGTAGCTCAGATATTGCTAAAATTTCTGCTGCAGCTGCTACTCTTTTATCGTCACTCTCATTTATTCTTGCTTGAGCGTCCCCGATTGCTTTTGTTGCTGCTTCCTCTCCTAGTAAGTTTTTTAAAATATTTTCTCTTTCATCGCCAATAATATCTACTATTGAACCATCTGCAAATTCTTTATCTGATAGCATAGGT